TAACATCTGGCTTGTATAGAAGAGTTAAGACTAAAGTAAATATGGATGACGGATCAAAAGAAAAAGTTTGGCTTTATGTAGCAGGAGATGAGCTAATGCAAAGAAGTAATATGTTTAGAGTAATCCAAAGTGGAGATTGGTACAATAGATAATTTTAATATAAATTCAAGTAGCCTTTCAGAAAAAGAAAGAGTATTAAACATAGTTTCAAAAGACTTAGTTGCTTTTGGTCAACTATTTTTACCAGATGACTTTATGAAATCGTCTCCAGCTCCATTTCATTATGAGGTTGGAAATAAACTTTTAGATAAAAGTCTTAGAAAGCTGTGTGTTGTTTTACCTAGAGGTCATTCTAAGTCAACAATGGCAAAGGCTGCTTTACTGCACAAGATTTACTTTAATCCACAAGGCAAAAAAGAATTTGCTGCTTGGGTATCAGAAGAACAAGGTCAAGCTATTGACCATTTAAAGTATATAAAAAATCATATTGAGTATAACAATGCTCTTAATTATTATTTTGGAGATATGGTTGGAGAAAAATGGACTGAAAAAGAAATTACTACCAGCCGTGGAGATAGAATAATTGCAAAAGGTACTAGTCAAAGATTGCGTGGTAGGTCTGAACTTGGAACTAGATATACAAATATTATTTTAGATGACTTTGAATCTGAGTTAAATACAAAAACTCCAGATAGAAGAAGAGAAATTAAAGAGTGGTTGATGTCAACTGTCTATCCATCTCTAGAAGAATCAAAGGGCAACGAGGGATCCATCTGGTTAATTGGCACTATCGTACATTACGATTCAGCATTACAGGCTATATACGATGGCTATCTTGAAGCCCAAGAAAAAGATAATAAATATACTTGGGATGTAATTTTTCATAGAGCATTAGAAGACGGTAAGCCTTTGTGGGCTTCTTATTTTAGTAAAAGAAAAATAAATGAAATACGAAAAGATTATGAAAATGTAGGTCAGTTACATAAGTTTGCTCAAGAGTACATGAATGATGCTAGAGATTTAGCTACTGCTAAATTTAAAATAGATAAATTACAACATCATGACTATCAAGTAATATCTGGAACTAATCAGGTTTATTTAAAAAACAATAGTACAATTATTCCAGTTAATGTATATATCGGTGTTGACTTAGCTTATGAATCAAATGCTAATAATGACTATCAAGTTATTATGGTTACTGCTGTAGATAGTGAAAAAAATTATTATATATTAGATTATTATCGTGAGCATCTACCTCTTTATGAAATGCCACAAAAAATATTTGAGTATGCAAAAATGTACGCTCCAGTTAGGAGAGTTAATGTTGAGCACGTAGGAGCACAAGGAATAATAAAAGATTCAGTTAATAAAATGGGTGGGTTTGATAGAAAGATGGCTCCTGGAATCGCAAGAGGAGTTAGACCTCCTAACGGAATAAAAAAAGAAGATAGATTAGAATCTTTACTTTGTCCTATAGTAAATAGAGGAAAATTGTTTCATAGAAAAATTCATCAAGAAATAGTAGATGAAATGTTTCATTTTCCAAAAGGAAAAAATGATGACCTCCTAGATGGTCTTTGGTATTCAATAACTAATGCAAGATCACCACTAAGCGATAAGTTTGAATCTGACGATTTTACTGCAGAATCTAAGGAAGAATACAAAAAATCTAAGAAATCTGTGCTAAGAAGCTGGGTTACTGGACAAAGATTATAAAAAACTCTTGACAAATAGCACTATTTCGCTTATATTATATATATAGATCTTAAAGGAGTCCTAATATTAACTACGTAGAAACTTTTGATGAGCACGAAGAAGCTCAGAATAATAAAGATTTATGGAGGCGGTATAGAGACGCTAGAGCTAACTGGGAAACAGAAGCTAGAGATGCCATTGATTTTTCTTTAGGCAATCACTATTCTACAGAAGAATCAGAAATTCTTCAAGCAGTTGGTCAAGGCGATTTTATTATAGACAGAGTTTATGCTGCTGTAGATAAACTAAAGTCTTTATTAACTTCTAGAAATCCAAAATTCTCTGCAGTCGCAAGAGAAGATTCTGACTATAAAATGTCTAATGTATGGCGTACTATACTTGAGTACGTATGGGATGTTTCTAATTGCAATACCCATTTTAAACAAGTAGTACATGATTACTCTACTACTGGACTAGGATATTTTTATGTTTATGTTGACCCAGAATCAGATTATGGCAGAGGTGATGTTAAGATTACAAGTATTAATCCATTCCGTGTGTACGTTGATCCAGCTTCTAGGGATAGATACTATGCGGATGCTTCTCATATTTTATTATCTACAATTCTTAGTAGAGACCAAATTCTTGGATTATATCCAAAACTAGAAAAAATAATTGACAATATAGATAGTTCAACAGACGAAGAGGATTATCCCTCTTCTACAAAAAAGAACTCATCTTCTTCTTTTACTCCAGACGTAGTTAAAGATTATGATAGAGGTGGGTACGAAAAATATAGAATTGTTGAAAGATTTGAAAAAGTAAAAGTTCCATATTACAGATTATTTAATAAAGAAACTCAAGAAGAAAAAATAGTTGAGTTAGAAGCATTTAATAAAATTCTATCTGAAAACTCTCATTTGATAGAATCGGGGCTGGTCGAGGCTGTCGAAGTTCTGCAGACACGTATTCGCCATGTAGCTACAGTCGGTCAAGTTCTCCTTTATGAACAAGTTCTAAACACCGACGTTTATCCTATCGTACCAGTCCCAAACATTTGGACAAACACACCTTACCCTAAATCAGATGTTACAAAGGTTAAAGATTCTCAAAGATTAATTAATAAATTGTTTTCTTTGACCCTTAGCCACGCCCAGGCATCTGCTGGATTAAAACTTTTAGTTCCAGAGGGTAGTGTTGATGATATAGGTCAACTAGAAAGAGATTGGGCAAATCCTAATGCTGTTATTGAGTATAATCCAGAGTTTGGAGAACCTCATTATCCAGCACCACAGCCACTTGCATCTGAGTTTTACGCTTTAATAAGTAGAGTAGAAACATATATTGATTTAAACTTTGGTATATCTGAGCTAATGCAAGGTTTTAGAAGTGGAGCTGCTGATACAGCTAGAGGAACATACTTACTTCAAGAAATGGGAGAAACTAGAGGTAGGTCAAAACTTAAAGATATAGAGGGAAGCCTAGATGTTCTTGGAAAAGTTGCATATAACTTTTGTAAAGGACACTATGGATTTAAAAAGACTTTTAGAATCGTGCAACCAAACAATGATTTAACTGAATTTACTATTAACAATAAAATATATGATGATAAGACGAATGAGTTAATGAGTATTGACAATGACATATCATTAGGTCAACACGATATTCGGATAGTATCAGGTTCAACGCTACCATCAAATAGGATGGCTGAGTACAATATGTATTTAGACGCGTATAAGTTGGGCTTGGTAGATGATGTCGAGGTGTTAAAGAAAACTGATATCTACGACAAAGAAGGTGTTCTGCAAAGAAAAGGTGCGATGAATCAAATGCAGTCGTACATAGGACAACTTGAACAAGAGGTTAAAAACCTACGTGGTGATTTACAAACTTCTGAGCGCGAAATGATTAACGCTAGAAAACAAACTATCACGCAGAAATTTAAAACAGGACTTGATTCAGTTCTTAGTGAAGTGAAAGACAAGGAAAGAAAAAATCTCAATAAGTTGGAAAATGTAATTGACAAAGCTGATTTGCAAGCTAAGTACGGTAAAAAGCAAGAACAAGGCATACAGGGTGCCGAAGAAGGCGTTGAAGGTTAAAGTAATAGAGTCAAGCTCTACTTAGAGTAGAGAGATTCGGAAAGGAAATATGGAAGACCAAACAACAGAAAAAAAAGTAGGTAAAACTTATGAGGATAAGTTAGCTGAGGAACGTCAAGGTATTGATATATCAATGCCAGATGTTGAAGTAGTAAGCAAGGAGCAACCAGTTGACGGAGATATGAAAGCTGACGGTGATGCAATTATAAGGACTCCTAGTGAAATTACTGCAGAAGGCATAGAAGATGAAGTAGATTATGGTACAGATTGGGAAGTTGAAAGTAGAAAATTTCAATCTATGTATGATAAACAAAAATCTGACTATGATTCACTGCAATCTCAAGTTCAACAGTTAGAACCTTTAAAACAGCTACAGTCTGTTTTAGAATCAAGACCTGATGTTGTTCAAGCAATTCAGGAAAGATTAGAGGGAAAACCTACTAGCAATAATGAAACAAAATCTGCTGAAAACTCAGTAGATGAAAGTTCATTTGACCCATGGGAAGCCTATTACAAGCCCGACTCTCCATCGTACAAGTTACGTGTAGAGAAGGAAAAGGCTTTGGTTAATGAAGCTGTCTCTGAACAGATGGCTGGTATCCAAAGTCAAGTTGCTATGCAAAATCTTAAGGGTGAGCTTAAGTCAAAGTATAATATGACAGATGATAACGAAATTGATCAATTTATTAATTTTGCTATGACACCAAGAGAACAACTACCAGTTGATTTCTTGATTAATGTTTATAAGCAGTTTTATAATAAAGGAACCAATGCTCCATCTTCTGAAAATATTCAAGCTGTGGCTGATGCTCAAGCTATGCCAAGGTCGGCTGGCGTTTTACAAGGGGGCGACCCTCAAGTAAAAAGCGAAGTTGATGTTTCTTGGGATAGAATCTTAAAGGCTGGCAACGCGGGAAGATTACTTTAAATAAAATAAATAACGGAGGTTATTATAATGGCTATTACACAAGGGACTAAACTCTCTAGTAATATTACGGCTGCTGCAACTAGCGCAGGTGTAGGTCAAGCTCCTGATAGAAGACGGTTATACGATTTTAGTGATCGAGTCGCTGAATTGGCTCCAGAAGAATCACCATTCTTCGTATACTTGTCTCAGGTTGCTAAAGCACCTACAGATGATTCAGTCTTTCGTTTCTTAGAGAATCGCTCTAAGATTGACTGGACAAGTCGTAATTTTTTACTCGCTGCTGCTGTTAATGGTGGTAGTGCAGTCTCCGCTGGCGCATCTTATGCTTTTAGCGTTGACACTACTGGTGGCGCATCAGTAGATTACTTAATAAAAGGAATGGTATTTGCTGTAAGTACAGTTGATAGCACCGCAGGATATTCTCAAACATTGGTTAGAGTTGATAGTGCAGTAACTGACGCTGGTTCAACTAGCTCATTTACTGGTAAAATTATTGACGTATCAAATGCTAATGTTACTGGATATAATGTTCTTGCAAATAACGATGCTTGTCAAGTTATCGGTACTGCATTTGCTGAAGGCTCTGCTTCTCCAGATACATTCTCAAGCGAAATTGAAGATGATTTTGGTTTTACTCAAATCTTTAAAACTGCTTGTGAACTTTCCAATACTGCTATTGCAACTCGCTATCGTGGTTATTCAAACGAATTTGAACGCATTTGGGCGACCAAACTTCGTGAGCATAAAGTAGATATCGAACGTGCAATGTTGTTTGGACAAAGAGCAAGAGTTGGCGGAATTCAGTATAGCGAAGGTCTTGCTGGACACATTGTAAAAAATGCAAATCCAACAACTGATGATTCTGCTCTTTCTTATACTAGCGGTACACCTTACTATCGTAGTGTAGCTCAAGCTGAGCTTACTTATGACAGGCTACTTTCTGACTTAGAGGTTATCTTTGACCCAGCTCGTGGCGGTTCAAGCGATAGATTGGTACTTGCTTCACTTCCAGTTATAACATTCTTTAACAAGTTAGGCGACGGTGCATTCATGGATGCTTCTATGGGTTCTGCTTCTAACATGGTTAATCGTTATAACTTTGAAGAAAGACAAGGTCAATTTGGTCATAAGATTATGACTATTGATACTGTTCATGGAACAATGCATTTGGTTAAAGAACCATTATTCAGAGGAATTTCTTCTGGTATGATGCTTATGGCTGATATGAGTAAAGTCTCTTATCGCCCATTGGTTGGAAATGGTTTAAATCGCGATACTCATATTATAACTAACGTACAGAATTCTGATGAAGACTTACGTAAAGATATGATTATCACTGAAGCTGGTCTTGAAATAACATTACCAGAAGCCCATGCACTTTATAACGTAGAAAGCTTGTAAGGAGGTAAACTATGAAGACTGATAAAATTAATCCTAATAGTGGTAAATACCGTGAAGCCTTTCAAGAAGGCTTTGTTGGTTCTTATTTTGGTTTGAGCGTTGAAGCTCCAACTGTAAGTTCTAATGCTTGTACGCTTGTTGCTAATGCAATTAACTCTCCTACTTATACTGGAGCAGCTGCTGTAACAGCTACTCTACCATCTGCAGAAGCAGGTTCAGTTGTAGTTTTTAACTTTAAGGATGATCCTAG